CAGACACTCTCAGATGGCAATGCAGTGGGTCAGGGGCCGCGCACAACGGCCCTAGACATAGTGGGGCGGGTATCTGCCACCACGGGCCGCCGTGAGGGCGGTACGGTGGGCCTGACGCCCAGCTTTGCCAAGTATGTGCACAACGCCAAGATTGAACTGCTGAGCGGTGACCCCGCCATGCTGGCCAACTACCTGACCCGCATCAGGCGGGATAAGCGCTTTGACGCCAAGGTGCACCGGGCGCTGGCCAGCGGCAAGCCGCTGCTGGCTGATGACGTGGCCAAGATGATCGGCAAGTATTCAGACAGCCTGCTGAAGCTGCGTGGTGAGAACATCGCCCGCACTGAGACGCTGCTGAGCCTGCACGCCGGGCAGGCTGAGAGTATTCGCCAAATGATTGCGGCGGGCAAGGTGCGTGAAGATGACGTGACCAAGATATGGCGCACCAACCGGGATGGCCGGGAGCGCCGCTCACATTACATTCTGCACGGCAAAAAGGTGCCCTACAGCGCCTACTTCATCAGCCCGGCCACCGGGGCCAAGATGCTGCACCCCGGCGACCGTGAGCATGGCGCTGAGGGTGAGGATGTCATCAACTGCCGCTGCCACGCTGAGTACAAGATTGACTATATCGGTGCAGCCGTGCGCATGCAGCGCAAGGCAGGTGCCGCGCCATGAGCAATGATTTCACCGCCAGCATCGAGAAGTGGGTGCTTGACAGCAAGGTTTTCGTAGAAGCTGTCATCAAAGAAAGCACCCAAGAGGTGGTGCGCCTGATGAAGGTGCCGGTCAGCGCTGGCGGCAACATGCCGGTAGACACCAGCTTCTTGCAGAACAGTCTGGTGGGTGTGCAGGGCATGGTGATACCGCCCATGGACCCCACCCAGAAGGGCAATGGCATGCCGCCTGACATAGGCAATGCCACGGCCATTGAAAGCCTGATTGCCAATTGGGAGCCGGGCATGAGCATGTCATTTGGCTTCATCGCCATCTATGCGGCGCGGCAGAATTACGGCTTCACCGGCACTGACAGCCTTGGCCGCAACTACAACCAGCCGGGCAGGCATTTTGTGGACTTGGCCGTGCAGCAATGGCCAACAATAGTGGAGAATAACCAGAGGCGGCTTGCCGCTCAACTGGCGTTTGTCTGATGGTAGCACAGGCACCCGAGGGCCGGATACTTGAGGCACTGCTGACCCACCTGAACGCGTGGGCCGGTGGCCTGCCCATTGTGTGGTCAAACATGCAGTACCCGCCCGCAGGGCAGGCCAAGGCTGACAGGTACGCGGTGGTGACCTTCTCACCCGGCACGCCCATGCAGGTGGTGGTAGACAGCGCAGACGAGAACAAGCACATGGGCATCTTGGGCGTGAGCCTGTTGACGCCGCTGAATGGCGGTGAGATGGGTTCACAAGAGTTGGGTGGTTCATTGGCCCAGCATTTCCATGGGCAAGTGTTAACCTCAGGCAGCACACAGGTGCGCGTCACGGCGCGTCCGCGTGTGGCCGGGGGTTATGTTGACGGTGACCGCTGGCGTACTCCAGTGACGGTGCCGTTTGAGACGGTGGCGGTTTAAGAAAGGAACACAGGGCCATGGCACTTTACCCAGTCGCCGGTTGCAAACTCTACGTCAGCAACGCGGCGTTTCCAGAACAGTCAGATGACGTGACGGCGGCAGACTTTACCGGCGTGGTTTGGACTGAAGTCAAGAAGTGGACCCAGATGGGCACCTTTGGTGACAGCGCCCAGTTGATCACCACAGACCTGATTGGTGAGGGCCGCACCAAGAAGCAGAAGGGCACCAAGAACGCCGGTTCAATGGCCAACGTCTTTGCCTTTGACAGCAGCGACCCCGGCCAGATCAAGATGGTGGCGGCGGCCGGGTCATACAACAACTACGCCTTCAAGGTGGAGTTGAATGACAAGACCGGCGCTCAGGTCAACAACAGCTTGCGTGAGTTCTACGGGCTGGTGATGACCGCGCAACAGGTGGGCGGCGGGGCCAACACGGTGCAGACCCTGAACGCCACCGTTGAGATCAACAGCAACATCGTCTCCGTACCGGCAGCATAAGGCGCGGCGGCAGGCCGTAGAAAGGCAGACCAATCATGGCACTCTACCCAGTTGCTGGTTGCAAGTTCTGGATCAGCACCAACCCCTTTGCTGAACTGCCCGTTGACGCGGTTCACGCAGACTTCAGCACCGTCAGTTGGATTGAAGTCAAGAAATGGACACAGATGGGCACCTTCGGTGACAGTGCCCAACTGATCAACACCGACCTGATCGGTGAAGGCAGAACCAAGAAGCAGAAGGGCACCAAGAATGCTGGCAGCATGGCCAACGTGTTTGCCGCCGACTCTTCTGACCCCGGCCAGCAAAAGATGGTTGCTGCAAGCGCCAGCTACAGCAGCTATGCTTTCAAGGTTGAACTGAACGACAAGGTGACCCTCACCAACAGCACCCGTGAGTTCTACGGGCTGGTGATGACCGCGCAGAGCGTGGGTGGTGGGGCCAACACCGTTCAGACGCTGAATGCCACCGTTGAAATCAACAGCAACGTGGTGGCCAACGCCGCCAGCTAGTCTGGCGGTCACTCTGAGGGAGAAGTAAGTGAACGATATTGCTGAGTTTGATCTGTCGCGTTATGACGCCTTGCAAGAGGCGCAGGAGGCAGGTGTTGAAATTGAAGTGCGTGACCCCAACGGCAAGAAAATGGGTATCACCATCAAGGTGGCCGGGCCTGACAGCAGCCGCCAGCGCAAGGCCATTGAGAAGATGGCGGCAGAGCGGCTGGCGTCTGATGACCCCACGCCGCTGGGGCCGCAGGAGTTGTTTGACCGGCAGACGCGTGGGCTGGCAATCGCCACGCTCAGTTGGTCAGAGTTCAAGCTTGACGGCGGCGTCTATGCGCTCACAGAAGACAGCGCCTACAAGCTGTACAACCGCTTTCCGTTCATACGTGATCAGGTGGCAGAACGGGCGGGGCGGCGCTCAGCTTTTTTCACATTGTTGAGTACAGATGCAGATACGCAATAGAGGAGTGGGTTGCCGGGCGCAGGCCGGTATTTCCTGAACTTGCAGATCATATCTTTGATTACTTCAGGGAGTTGTGCTGGACCCGCCGTCAGGGCTTCAGCGGCCCGCTTGCTCTAGAATATCAGGAGGTTGAGGCATGGTGCCGCCTGACCCGGCGCACGCTTGGCCAGCTTGAACTGAAGCTGCTGATGGTAATGGACATGGCCTACGTGCACGCAATCAATGAAAAGCATGAAAGGGAAAAGAAGGGGGTAGATGACCCCAATATCATTGATGAGGTGGTTGAAGAGCAGGGCCTGACGCCGGAGTTGTTTGACGCGCTGTTCATTGCAGGTAGCAATGACAACATCCTGAGAAAGAATGCCGATGCCTGAACTTGGCATTACTATCAACACCAGCACCATACCTGCCGGGATAGCTGATCTTGACAAGATAGCCCCGGCAGCGGCGCGGGCTGAGCAGGCCGTCACCAAGCTGACGCAGACCACCACCCAGCAGCTTCAGCAGGCGGGCAATAGCGCTACCGAGTATGCCAACAAAATTGATCAGGCCATGCAGCGCCAGAGCGGGGCCGGGGCCAGCTTTGGCGGCATAGACATAGCCAAAATGCAGGCGGCCATGCCCGGCATCGAGAAGCTGGGGCGTGAACTTGACAGCCTGCGCATGAAGTACGTGCCGCTGGCAGCCGCTGAGGCCCAGCACGCGGCGGCGCTTGATGAGATACACCGGGCGCACATGCTGGGCGCGCTCAGCGCGGCTGAGATGACGGCGGCCATAGACAAGCAGACCGCTGCAATGGCCCGGCAGCGCGCTGCGGCGGCGGCGCAGGGCGGCGCGGCCAACGACCCCATGAAGCGTATGAACCAGACCAACATGATGTACCAGTTTCAGGACATCGCGGTCACCGCTGCCATGGGTATGGACCCGGCCATGATCGCCCTGCAACAGGGTAGCCAGATGGCCATGAATTTTCAGGGGGCCGGGGGTGTCGGTGCTGGCCTGAAGGGCATGGCCAGCGGCTTGATGGCCATGGTGGCCCCGGCAACGTTGCTGCCCATGCTCATAGTTGGCGTGGGCGCGGCCATGTACCAGTGGCTGACCGGCAGCGGTGAGAAGGTCAAGACGCTTGATGAGACAGTAAAGGAGCACACCAAGAGCGTCAATGAACTGGCCAAGGCTTACGGCTACGCGGGCGTCAACGCGGGTGACATGGCTGACAAGTCACTGGCCGCCATGGAGGCCCTTGAGCGCGCCAACCGCGCCGCCCTGAAAGAAAAGATATTCGGCACCGGGGCTGAGTTGTTGGGTATGAAGGGTGAAGGTGGCTTTATGGACGCCATCTTTGGTGGTGGCGCGCTTGACGTTGGTAAGCTGGCCGGTCAGCAGGCGGGCGGCGGGTTTCATGCCAACCGCGAGTTCAAGGCGTTTGAGGAGCCTATCACGTATCTGGCGGGCCAGCTTGGCGGCGGCATCATACCAGATATGGAGAAGTTTGACGCGCTGGTCACAAAGATCGCTGAGGGTGAGGGGCTGGCCAAGCCCGGTGAAGACATCTTCAGGCTGACGCAGCCGCTGCGTGAGGCCATAGCCCTGCTTGGCGTGACCAATGAGAAGCTGGCCGAGCAGGCCATATTGCTGAACAAGCTGAAGATTGCGCAGGCTGACGCGGTTACTGATGAAGAGCGCCTGAAGGCCGCCAAGGATTTGTTTGAGGCACAGAACAAGAATGCCAAGGTCAACCTAGAACTGGAGACCATGACCGCGCAGATTGAGCGTGAGAACCATAAGTTCAGGCAAGATAAGGAGCAAACTGCCAAGACCACTCTGGAAACCGCGCAGAATGAACTCAACATCATGGGCGAAACTGCCACGCGGCAAGAAGTGCTGCGCCAGAAGTTTCAGGCCATACAGGATGTCAAGTCTGAGATGGCGCGGCGCGGCATTGAAGAGGGTGATAAGGAATACGCGGGGTACATGAAGACCATAGGCTTGCTCAGGCAGGCTTATGAGTGGCTGCTGAAGATCAAAGAAGCGCAGGATGATGTAACGCGTGCAAATAAGGAGGCCGCGTTTGCCGCTGAAATAGCTGGCATGAATGCGCGCACCAACGCTGAGCGCATTGCGGCGGCAGCCAACACGGCAGGTGCGGGCAAGGTGGCTGGCCCTGACACTGACCAAGAGGTTGACCACGCCCGCAGGCGCACGGCGGCCCAGATTGAAAAGGAGATGGCTGACGCCACCCGCTCACGTCATGAGGCGCTTGATGATTTGGTCGCCTCAGCCCAGCTTGAACTGGAGATCATGGGCAAGACCACCTCTGAGCAACAGGCCCTGCGCTAGGAGTATGAACT